ACAGTATTTATGAATAGTCCTAAAACTGCTGCAGATCTAGCATTAGTTCAAGGAGCACTATTAGGTGCAGCAGGATTAACTGGAACAAAAATTATAGGAACTGTAGCACCAATAACTTGGCAAAACTATTTGGGAAATAAAAGATTAACAAAAGAAGAACAAATAGATATTAGAGCAAAAAATCCAGGGAAGTCGGACTCTTGGTATAAGTCTTATGAAAGACAAATTAGAAAAGAAAGGACAATTAAATTAATTGAAATCAACTATGATAAAATTGTTAACGATAATGACGTTGCTGATGCTTGTGGTATCGGCCATTGGGCTATTAATAACTGGAATAAAGCAATGAGAGTTGAAGAATAATGCCAGAGTTAAATGCAAACATACCACCCATAGAATGCTATGTTCGTGGAAACTATTTAAGGAATCAGTTAGATAGTCATGACAAATATTTCCCATGTGTTATATTTGGTGTTGCTAGTATAAAAAGCAGAAGTCCTTTATTTCATATAATGATGGAAGATGGTGGGCTATGGTGGAGATTACCAATTAGTGCATTTTGTACAAAGCCTGGAGTTCCTGAAGTAGACTTACATAATTTAGTTTTATGGAATGCCTTTAGCCATCACATATCTGTGACTAAATTTGAAAACCTTACAAATCTTAGAATGTCATATATTGACAGAACAAAAACTATAAACAAAGGAACGTATTTGTTCACGCTTGACTGGCATAACCCAGATTCTAATGTTTTAGATGATGGTTATTCAGAAAATCCAGCGGAACATAAATGTGGCCATGTTATACAAAGAGATGACGGTAACTTTGCTATACAGCCAAACAACAGAGTTCGTATTTATGAACCTTCTTTTACTTTAAAAAAGGACTATGTTATTGATAGAATAATTAATGAAAGAAAATGGGATGTAGAGAATCAAGATAAATGGACCTTGGAAGACTCTGATAGGTTTAACTATGACATTTTTGAAGCAGAAGTTGACAAATAATACCATGACTGCTAAACTGTATACAAGCGAGGCTTGGCTCCGTAAAAGGTTTGTTATGGACAAAAAGTCTCCACAAGATATTGCCAAGGAGTGTGGAACTAGTGTTGAAACTATTTACGTATACCTTGCAAAATTTGGATTAAGGAAGTCAAGGCGATGATTCCTAAAATAATTTGGCAAACCTATGAATGTGACTATAAAAATTTACCAACAAAGACATTGGAATGTGCAAAGTCTTGGCAAGAAAAAAATTCAGATTGGGAATATAAATACGTATCTGGAAAACAAAGAGAGCAATTTGTTTTAAATAACTTTGGCGATGATTGGTATAAAATTTATATTTCTTATAAACATAATATTTTAAAAGCAAATTTGTGGAGATATTTATGTTTATATATTTATGGTGGATTTTACGTAGATTCTGATATGTTTTGTAAAGAACCAATAAATAAATGGTTAAACACAGAGTATGACTTTATAGCATTTCAAGATCCCCCATACGACGGATATACTGAATCATTTTTTGCATCTTCCTCTAAAAATATTTTTTTAAAAAATTTATTAAAAAACATTAATAAACAATATTTTTTAAACAAAGAGTATAAAACTTATATTGATTATATAATAAATGAAGTTGGTTATGTTATTTTTACAAAATCTATTTTAGAAACAATTAAAAACGTTAATGATTATAATTATATATTGCATAATCAAGAATTTTCAGAAATAATACACAGTAATTTTATTACTCACTATAGGGCAAGCGATAACGATAATAATAGTTTTGGTTCAGATTATTTATCTTGGAAAAAACATAACTTAAAGGAATTTAAAAATGTCTAGGCCAATACCAGTATACAAAGATATAAAATATTTTAATTATGATGATTTATACTTGCACTCATTGTCAGCACCTTCAGGAAGTTTAATCTTAATGAATTGTATTAGTATTGCACAAATGCTTATAGAAAAAAACATAGCATATGGCGATTCTGCACTTGATCCTGTAAGAATTTTTAGCAAGTCAGATCCAGCAGAACAACTTAAAGTTAGAATTGATGACAAACTAAGTCGTCTTATGAAAGGCACAGATTATCCTGGAGACAATGATATTGACGACCTAATAGGATATTTAGTTTTATTAAAAATAGCAAAGGAAAAAAATGTCAACTGAAACAGAATTAATTGAGCATCTTGATGAGGTTAATAAGGTAGTTACAGAATATCTTAAAGGTCAAGATCCAACAAAAATTTCTAAAGAGTTAGACATTCCCCGTACTCGTGTTGTTTCATTAATTAACGAGTGGAAAGTTATGGCTTCTGCCAATGACGCAATTCGTGCTCGTGCTAAGGAAGCGCTTGCTGGTGCTGATACGCATTATACTAAACTTATCACAAAGGCTTATGAGGTAATTGACGAATCAAGTATGACTAATAATCTTAGTGCAAAAACTCAAGCAATTAAGTTAGTAATGGATATTGAAAAGTCTAGAATTGAAATGTTACAAAAAGCAGGACTTCTAGAGAATAAAGAACTTGCAGAAGAAATGGTTGAAATTGAAAGACGACAAGAGGTTCTTGTTGAAATCTTAAGAGACATTGCATCAACCCACCCAGAGGTTCGTGATTTAATTATGAGACGCCTTTCTCAGATTGCTAAAGAAGGAGAGGTAATCACAATTGTCCAAGATGTTCAATGATTTTTTAGAAGTTTTAAAAGAAAATCAATTTGATGAAATTCCAGTAGACGCAAAAACATTTGTTGAGTCTGCGGATTATCTTGGCCAGCCAAGATTATCTTTAATTCAATATGAAATTGTAGAAGCAATGAGTCAAATTTATCGTAAAGAAGAACTACAAGAAATATTTGGATCTGTTGCTGGCGCTCAATATTATGATAAATATACTAAAAATGAAATTATTTTACAACTTGGAAAAGGATCTGGAAAAGACTTTGTATCAACAGTAGCCTGTGCATATATAGTTTATAAACTCTTATGCCTTAAAGATCCTGCTAGGTATTATGGAAAACCAAGCGGGGATGCAATTGATATCATCAACGTAGCCATTAACGCACAACAAGCAAAGAATGTATTCTTTAAAGGATTTAAAACTAAGATAGAAAAATCACCATGGTTTGCAGGAAAGTATAACGCAAAGGCTGATAGTGTTGAGTTTGATAAATCAATTACCGTTTACTCTGGACATTCAGAAAGAGAATCGCATGAAGGTTTAAACTTACTACTTGCAGTTCTTGATGAAATTTCTGGTTTTGCATCTGAAGTTGGAACTGGCAATGAGCAAGGTAAGACTGCAGAAAATATTTATAAAGCATTTCGTGGATCAGTAGATTCTCGTTTTCCAGATTTAGGGAAGGTAGTATTGCTTTCGTTTCCCCGTTATCAAGGTGACTTTATTTCTAAAAGATATGAAGATGTTATTGCAGAAAAAGAAACTATTGAAAAGAAACATATTTTTATTATGAATGAAGATTTGCCACATGATGATTCAAACAATCAATTTGAAATTGCATGGGAAGAAGATACAATTATTTCTTATAAGGTTCCAAAAGTCTTAGCACTTAAAAAAACAACATGGGATGTAAATCCTACTAGGAAAATAGATGATTTTAAATTAGCATTTTACACAGACCTTGGAGATGCCATGATGCGCTTTGCATGCACACCAACATTTGCATCAGATGCATTTTTTAAACAAAAAGATAAATTAGAAAAATGTATGACATTAAGAAACCCAGTTGATAACTTTAGAAGGTTTGACGAATCATTTAAACCTGATCCAGAAAAAATATATTATATCCATGCTGACCTTGCACAGAAACACGACAAGTGCGCTGTAGCAATTGCTCACGTAGACAAGTGGGTAAACATTCAGGTTATTAAAGATTATCAGCAAGTAGCCCCAATGGTTATTGTTGATGCAGTTGCTTGGTGGGAACCAAAAGCAGAAGGTCCAGTTAATTTATCAGAAGTAAAACAATGGATCATTAATTTACGCAGACAAGGATTTAACATTGGAGTTGTTTCATTTGACCGTTGGCAATCATTTGATATTCAACAGGAATTAAAAGCGGTAGGTATAAAGACCGATACCGTTTCTGTTGCCAAAAAGCACTATGAAGATCTAGCAATGATGATATATGAAGAGAGAGTTGCACTACCAAGAATTCCTTTATTACTGGAAGAAATGTCAGAACTCAAAATTATGAAAAATACTAGAGTTGACCATCCACGTAAAAAATCTAAGGACCTAGCAGATGCTGTATGTGGCGCTGTATTTGGAGCAATATCACATACACCTAAAGATTCTAACCATGAGATTGAGATTCATACTTGGTCTACCTCTACACGACTTGCAGAGAAGCAGAGGGCTATGGTAGAATTAGACAACAGGGAAATGCCTAACGATGTTAGAGATTTTCTTGATAGATTAAACGTAATATAAAACTAACGAGGAGAATAATGAATTCATTTAAAAAAGTCGCTTTAGTTATGGCTGCAGCCGTAGCAAGCACATTTTTGGTTGCAGTTCCTCAAGCGTCAGCAGCAATTAGTGGTGGATATGAACTATCTTCTACTCTTGCTAATGGTGCTCGTGGTGTAACCGTATTATCGTCTGATGCTGACAAGGCAGAGGCTGGTGTTAATTCAGTTATTGCATTAACAACATCTGACACCCTTGCTTCAACAGCAGAGGATAATGTATCTTTAGAAATTGCTGGACCTGCTATTTTCGGTGCTTACACAGCAGCGGGTAGCAACGCAGCAACTTTAGCACTTACCAATCTTGGTAAGACATTTACATTTACAGCAGCAACATCAACTGCAGTAAATTTACCTTCACCAGTCTTGGTTAACGTTACTGGAGCAGGTACAGTTACAATTACACAAAAGAAGAAGGTTGGATCAACCACTTCTGTAATTGACATTAAAACAATTTATGCAGGAACAACTGCAAAGACAGATATATTTTCTGTAGCAGATTCTTTGGGTCGTGTACAAGATACATCAACACAGGGAACACTTACCTCTTCATCAGATGTTGCAGATTCAACAACTGTTGTTAATGGTGGCACAGGATATGTAAATGTTTTGGCACGAGATGGCTGGGCACAGACAATGGCAACAAATGGCGTATTGCAAGCAAATGCAACCAATGGCGCAATTGTTTCATGGGATGCAACTCCATCTGTTCAGGCTTCATTTGCAGTAAAAACAGGAACTGGCGGAGTTCTTTATGTTAAGCAGGGTACTGCTAACGAAAACAAGCCAGTAGTAGCAACCATTACAGTTTCATACAATGGCGTTACTTTTTCTACAAAAACAATTACATTCACAGGCCGTGCATCAACAATTGCCGTAACAGGTGTTGACATTGCACAGGCAGGCGGAGCACGTACTGGAACTTATGACTTTGTTGTCAAGGATTCTTCTGGTAATCAGTTATCTGGAGTTACTCCAACTGCTGATACAACCAAGTACACATCACAAGTTACTGCATTATCAGTAGGTGGAGCATCTTCTGCTACTGCTGTTGCAACTGGCGGATGGACATGTGCTTCAACTTCAGGATCTGCAACTGTACGTTTACAATTCACACACTCAGATGCAACAGTAATCTACTCAAATGATTTTGTTGCAGCATGTGCTAGTGGTGTAAATAAGTACACAGCGTCTCTTGATAAAAAAGAATATAAAGCAGGAGAACTTGCAACTCTAACAATCTCAGCAACAGATGTAAATGGTGCTAAGGTTCACGGTGGAGCAACTCTTGGTGCTGGCGTAGCAATTTCAGGTGGTCAACTAACACCAGTTACTGCTCCAACATCTGCAGACTTATTTGATGCAGCAGGAACAAGAGTAATCAAGTTCACTGTTGGCAACACAACTGGTTCTTTCAACATAATTGTTGATCTTCCAGCATACGTATCAACTGATTCTGCAAAGACTGTTGCATACTCAATTGTTGATGCATCTGGATCTGTTACAAACGCTCAAATCTTGCAATCAATCGTTGCACTTATTGCAACAATTAACAAGCAAATTGCAGCACTACAGAAATTGATTCTCGCAAAGAGATAATTTCTTAATAAAATTAGAGGGTAGATTAATTTCTACCCTCTTTTTTATTGCATTAAAATGGTATAATTACTAATATAATTACACATTGGAGATGCCCCTTAATTGACTAACCTTAAACGAAGACTATTATTAGCCTTTGGGGTAGGGTTATGCGTAACAATTTTTGGAATTATGGCTCCTGATCGTGCTGGTGCTACAGAAAACCAAGAACAAGTTGTTGTAAGTCCTGCTCAACAGGCAGTTAACGAAGCACTTTCTACTGCTACTACAGAGGTGCAACAGGCCAATACAGCCACAAACAATGCAATAGTGGAGATAACACAAGCACAAACCGAATATTCCCAAGCCCAAGGTATTACAGCAGAGGTAGCCACAAAAATATCTCTGGCTAATACAGAAGTAAATAATGTTCAAACCGCTATTAATACTATTAGCAGTGTTGATTTATCTGTTACCCCAATAGATCAAAGTTCTCAGGTAGTTCAAGATGCAAAGGCTACAGTAACTACTGCAACTACCGCCATAAATAATATAACAACACAAATAACAGAGGCTCAGACAGCAATATCTGAAGCCGTAGTTGCAAAAACAGAAGCGTCTACAGCACAAACAACTGCACAAACAGAATTAACACAGGCAAACCTTGCTATTGATGCTGCTCAAACAGCAGTCAATAATTTACAAGCCACTATTGGAACAACTGTTAACGTTTTGGCTGGAGTAGACGATGCTGGTGTTCAAATGAATCTTCCATTCGGCATGCAAATGGGAGGAACTGTTTACAACAATGTGTTTGTTGGATCAAATGCAACAATAACATTTGGAAATAATGAGGGTCATGTATATTGGGATACACCAGGAGCACCTTCTATATCTATTGCTGGCTGGGACTGGACTACTTGGAGCACAGGAACTGGAATTACATATTCAACTACTGGAACAAGCCTAGATGTTGCTTGGGACTTAAGGCCTTTCCCGCAACAGGATGCTTCTACACAAATGGTTCAAATTAGATTTAATGCTGATGTTAATCCAAATGACGGTGCATGGATGGCAAACGTAACCGCAGTTGGACCAATACCAGGCGGAGCAAGATTTAATTATAGAGAAACAACAAATGGCGCTATTACACCAATTACAGATACAAATTCTGGTACTGGATTTGCTGGACAAATAAGTCAGGGCTCCGCATTTACTCCATATGTAGATCCAAATACTTCAACAATTCAGGCAGCAGTAGACTCAGCAAATGCAACAATTACTCAACTAAATCAAAGCCTTTCTCCAGTTGTTGCACAAAATACAACAAACACTTCTAATATAAATGCAATCAACACAACATCTTTAA